CTGTGGGCTGTGGGCTGTGGGCTGTGGGCTGTGGGCTGTGGGCTGTGGGCTGTGGGCTGTGGGCTGTGGGCTGTGGGCTGTGGTACTGGCTCGCGGATGAGTGAGCATGGCTAAAAAGCCGCTACAGCTGCTATTGAATAGCAGCTGTAGCGGGCTTCTAGGCATTAGGCTGATGTTTCTGCTCTGCTCTGAGTGAGATTTGGTGTAATCCCTGCGTAGGGTAAGGGGATAGTGAGCGGATTTAATTGGCATGCATGTTTGGGCATATTTGGAAGTCTTATTCTAGGCTGTAGTTTTGATTGTAAATTTATAGGGGTTGTTGAACTTGAATATTCCAGAAGCTAAACAGTATTTGGCAATTATAGTCGGCTCTAATTCTCGTGTATTGCTGCGCAGAAGGCCTGGACCTGTCGGGGGGTATTTTATACGGACTGAATTGTCTGGTAATGAAACACCTGATAGCGCGATTGTTGCAGCGGTTTTCGATGAGGCCAGAATAAGAGTTAGGGTCACATCTGCTGGGGATGGTGTATATTTTGGAGGAAGTGGGACATGTGCTTACTTTTTAGTTGAACAGGTTGATCCTGAGGAAGAAATTGCACCGGATGGGGTGGTCGATTGGTATTCCTTTGAAGAGGCCGTATATCTGATGAGGGATTTAAAGAGCGATAGTGAGTATGAGCTTGAAATTGCTTCTTTATTCGTTGCGCAAAAAGTCATGGACGAATTTTTGGATTTTAATGATGACGAGTTTAAGAGCTTGATGGGGACGCCGGAATTTGAGAGTTTTAAGAGGCTTTGCCTTCTTGTTGAATATATTTTCTTGCCTGATGGTGAGGCGAATCATGGGCTTGGGATAAATTCAAGATTTGTGAGGCGGCTTTTGGTTGAGAAATTGGAAGTGATAGATGAGAGTGGAGGCTTTTGTTCTGATTATGTAAATAATTTAATTTCCATGGCTGATAAGAAAGCGTGCAGTAAAAAGCATGAGGATTGTTTGGTGGAGCTTATCTTAGTTTCCGTGGCAGACGCATACTTTCACTTGAGGGTGGGCGATATGGTCGGCTATAGGAATGCTCGGAAGCGTGCCTGTAAATATCTAAATATACGTCGGAGTCTGTATCCAGATGAGTCAAGAGCTTATCGTGAAAGGGCGCGTGCAGGTGGATATGGAAAGGCAAAGGTTGAGGGTGAGCGTAAAAGTACTATTAGAAATGAATTTATAGCTGTTTTGCGAGAGAGTGCTCCATTTCGCTCTCGTGTTGAGGCTGTGGCTATTGTTGATAAGGTGCTAGATAAAGTTCTTTTTAGGCTGAATGGCCTGGGGATCAAGTGTGATAGTGAGGATGTTCAAGGTTATATGATTGATTTGCTTGTAAGTGACAAGGTTGTGAGGGGGATAATAGGGAAGTCTTAGTACTTATCTGAGAGCTTAGTTGTAGTATTTGTCATGGCCACAAAGCTGCGAGGTATCTGGTTTTTCGCTACTTTGAAATTAGTAATTCTAAGTGTTGTCCAAGAATATACCATGCTTCTGACATCTCTTTGGCGTAGCTGTGTCGTTGGTAGGTGCGCTTTACCTTGTTTTCCTCCGTGTGGTTAAGGCAGCGTTCCGCTACTTCCGGGAGAACACCAAGGGCGGTCATGATCGTGGCGCCAGTTCGCCTTAGGTCGTGTGGAGTCCACTTTCCTCCCGAGAGGAGTAGCGCCTGAGCATTAGCGCTTCTGTTGCTCAGGATCCCTTGGTTTGGCAGGCGCTGCCTATCGCCAAGCTGCTTGGTCACAGTCTTTGAGCAAACAGGACCGCTATTCTGGGTGTTGGGATAGCACCATTCGCTGGCAGAGCTGAATACCATGAGGGCCTTGAATTGTTGAATGGCGAACGGTGAGAGGGTTACGTTGTGGGCCCTACCGTTTTTGCTTTGCTCTGCAGGTATGTGCCAGTTGCCTTTGGTGAGGTCGACATTCTCCCATCGGGCATTCAGCAGCTCGCCGATGCGGCAACAGGTAGACAAAGCAATCCAAATTGCTGCCTCTGAAGAGGGGAGTAGGCCGGCTTGCGGAGAGAGCCTTGCTAACGCGCGTATTTCTTCGTCACTCAATACGCGATCTCGCTCGACGTCCTTACCGCCAATTTTGGCTTTGCGAATGCTTGCAGTCGGATCGTGATCGATTAGATCCCGGTCTACGGCGAATCGGAACATCTGGCGCATCAGGCTGAAGACCATCTTCGCCATCCGGTTGACGCCGCGAGCGAGCAGGGCGTCCGTTACCTCGGTGATGTGGCCTTTTTTCACATCTTCGACGGCCATTTGACCGAGGAAAGGCAGAACATCTTTCTCGAACATGCGGCGGACTTCTGCGCCGCCGTCCTTGCGGTTGATCAAGTCGACCTTGGCCCAGTGATCGAACAGCTGCTGGACGGTTTTTCTGGCAGCTTGACGGGCCTGGGCCGCCTCCAATGCGGCTTTCTCTGCGGCGACCCGTGCAAGCTCAGCATCGCGTGCCGCCACGCGAGAGGCTTCCTCGGCCTCTAGATGCTCCTTGACATCTCTGACGCCTGACTTATGAAGCCCGGCAAGCTCTTTAGCCCGCAGACCTGCTTCAGCGAGTGTCATAGTGCCTTCGCTGCCATCGCGACTGTATGTGCCAATGGGGAAGGTGATGCGCTCACTGCTGTTGTTGGTGTAGCGGAAATAGAAGAGGCGTTCACCGCTTGGAGTGATACGGGCGACCAAGCTGCCGTGTCCCCAGATGGCAACCTCGCTCAGCCACTTGTCGCTTGTACCTGGTTTGGCCGTCATCTGGCGGTCTGTGATCTTGGCCATTTGGTCCGTTTCCTCGTTGCCAATTGGTTGCCAATTGAGATTACCTGGTTGCCAATTGGTTGCCAATTGAGATCGGATTTCGTCGCATGACTTCGGACGATTTTTGACGAAAAATCCTCTATGTCAAAGTAAATTCAATGGGTTGAGATTTATTTTTCGGACTGGCTTAGATTTCTTTAGAAAGGTTTTTACCTGTATGGGGTGCAAGGGGTCGAGTGTTCGAATCACTCCGTCCCGACCAAAAATCCCAAACGGCTCAAGCACTTACAGTGCTTGGGCCGTTTTCATTTCCGGGCCCGCGCAAAACTGGCGCAAAATGCGCGCAAAACTATCGGGCGAATTCGCTGATATCCAGGTCCGGAATCGCGTCCGCCCAGACCACTTCTTCGTGGTCGCGCTGATAGTTTTTCGTCATATCCTCGCTGGCATGGCCGGCGATCTTCTGCCCATCCTTTCCGGCTTTCTTGTACAGGTGCAGCGACAGCGCCCTGACCTCATGGAAGCCCGGCATCTCCTCTTCACTCCACCCCGCATAACAGCCTGCCGTGTCCCTGGCTTCCTTGAAGGCCCTGGTCAGGTAGCGCTCCTCGATCTTCGTCCAGTGCTCCTTCTGCTCGGCCTGCTTTTGCTTTTTCCGTTCTGGCCTGCGGTGAATCAGGAAGGGGGACGGGATGTTGTCCCGGCACCTGCTGAGCACGGTCTGGAGCTCGGGCGTCACCCGGAAGCGAATCCAGGCCGCGTCGCTGGCTTTGGCCGTCTTCTGCTGGACAACGTACAGAAACCCGTCGCGAACGTCGTCGAATCGCATGGCCAGGATGTCGGTCCGGCGCTGGGCGGTGATCAGCGCCAGGTCGATCGCGTTCTGCAGCCAGGCTGGCGCCTTCTCGCGAATTGCCCGAAGCCCCTCTACAGTGTGCCGTTTGCGCTGCTTCTTCTCGATCTTCGGAATGGTGCAGATGGCTGGGTTGTCCGGGCACAGGCCTTTCGCCACGGCGTGGTTGAAGATGTCGACCAGAAGTGCCCGGGCCTGGTTTGCTGCCCGGGGTGTCAGTCTGTCGAGCAGGTCCGCGATCATGCGGATGGTGATCTCGTTGACCGCATGGGCGGGCCAGGCCTTCCTGAATTGCCGGAGCCGCACTTCGTACAGATCGAGCGTGCCCTTCGCCAGTTCGCGCGGCGGGAGGATTTTCTCCTTGTAGTGGTCGATGAAGTCGACGAACAGGTCGGTGGATCCGCCTTTCACCTTGGACACCAGGTCGGCCCCGCCAATGAACTCCATGTTCAACTGCTTGGCCGCGTTGATTGCCTTGGCCCGGTCGGTGCCAAAGGGGAACCACTTTCCATCCGTCGGCCTTCTGTAGCGGTAGGTCCCGCGCCTTGAGTCCAGGTAGAGGTTCTCGGGGAGCCCCTTGTTGGCCTTGTTCCGTGGACGAGGCGACATCACGCTGCTCCTCGAAGGACCATGGCGACCAGGTCGTTGCTGGTCGACTTGCTGAACGCCGTCCAGTCGACGAACCAGAGTTTGCCGATCCGTTCGCCCGGGAGAATGCCGTCCCTGAGCTGATTGCGGATTGCCTGGCCGGACAGTGGTGTTCCATTGGTGCCCCAGCGGCGCCGCTGGAACTCGCTGATCTTGATGAGTTCTTTTCGCATAGCAATGCCTCAATGCGCCGGCGTACCGGCGCCGCATGAGTTAGGTGTTGGGTTCGGCGAGGCTCTTCAGCAACGTCTGGAGCTGGCGAACCTTCTCCAGGTTGGCGGCGTTCGCCTCCAGTCCCTGCTCGATCGTCAGGGCGGCTTCCTCGACGCGCGCCGCCAGCGCCTGGACCTTCGCCGAGAACTCCTCGCCCAGCGCCTTCAACTGGCTGGCCAGGTCGCCGAGCAGTTCGATGGGGCTGGCGCTGGTGCTGCTGGCCTTCGCTGCGGGCTTGATGCTTGTGACGATCTGGGGCATGGGTTGGTCCTTCTGCTGGGGTGGGGTTCTGACTTCGGTGCGCAGGTACATCCGGCGATCAACCTCGCGGACCAGCCCGGCGTCCTTCAGGTCGTTCAAGCAGGCTCGGATCACCGACAGCTCCGCGCTGCTGTGGCCGCCGGCCGTCAGGGCGCCCTTGATCTGCAGGGGCGACCAGGGCGATTGGATCGGCACCACGTCGTAGACCTTGCGCGCCACCCCGGTCTGCGCCTTGAGCAAGGCCTGTTGCCTGGCCGGCGTCATAGGCTGCACCCCCACTGCATGGCGGCGAACGCCGGGAACAGCGGCACGGCGATGGCCGCGCCGATGGCGGCCAGGCCGAGCAAGACGATGCTGGAGGTGATGAGCAAGGCCCTACGCATGGCCGCCTCCCTCCTGGCGCTCATTCCATCCAAGCCAGGCCTTGCAGCGCTTGCAGGTGGTCACCGGCTTGTCGCGCGACCAGGCCAAGCCGGCCGGCCGCAAGCCGCAGGCAGTTTTCCCGGTGTCGCGCACGAAGTGGATGGCGATCATCACTCACCTCCCTTCGCCGGCGCGGCGGCGATCAATGCCAGCAGGTCGGCCTTCACCTCGCACCATGTCACGTCCTCAGGACCGAAGCCCCGAGCGCTCCATTCCTTGAACCGGCGGTAGAGCGCGGTGACGATGGCATCGACTCCGTCATGCTCGGGGACCAGTGTGAATCCGGCTGGCACCCGCCCAGCTTGGGCGCCCGGAGCTTCGAGCAAATCCTCGCCCTGCTGGCTGATCTCCCAGAGCGCCGGGCTGCGCTGAACTCGATTGAGCAGCCCGAGCTGAGTCAGCAGGTCAAGCCAGTGCCGACCGATATCGACGCCGCCCGAATCGAAGTCGCTGGCGCATTCCTCGAAGCGGCGCAGCTTGGCCAGCACTTTCTCAGCGAAGGGCGGTAGGACGGCGGCGCTCTCTGGTGCCGGGGAGGGTTGCGCCAGGGCGGCGCGCTGGATTGCCTTCAAGGCCATCCAGTCGTCTACGATGGTTCCGTCATCGCCATAGCGCCGACGGTCCTCCACCCACATCACGGCGCGATCGAAGACATTCCACGGCACATGGACAATCGGGAACTGCCCCCATCCACTCACCGGGATTTCGAGGCGATCGACTGCCACGTCAAGGCCGCCCTGCAGCTCCGGCACCAGAGCGGGCTGCGCCAGGGCCGCTCGTTCGTCGCGCAGCTGTTCACGTGTTTTCATGGGAGGTCCTCGCGCCGCTGGCGCTTCAGTTGCGGTCGCGCAGGTCCAGCTCGTTGCCCCACCGGGCGCCCAGGTCGATGCCCAGGGCCGCGGCGGCGTCGATGATGGCCTTCTGCGCGTGGTCGGCGTTGGTGATCAGCGCGCCACGTTCGTGCTTGTCCAGCGGCAGTTCGCCCAGGATGCGGATCTTCTTCATCGCGAACAGCAGGCCATCAGCGGCGCGCTGCAGCCCTTCCTGATCCACGACGAGGGCACCCGTCGGGGCGTGGAACTTCACGGCGCCACCTTCTTCATCTGGGCCTTGAGCTGTTCGGGCACCCCGTGGATCAGCAGGGTGTCGCGGCCGGCGTCGAACTCGACCTTGGAGCCCAGCAGGTGGGGCGCGAAGCTGATCGACAGGCCATCGGCCTTCGCGGTGAAGCGCCGGAAGCTGTTCAGCGTGCGCTTGTCCGGCGGAATCTCCTGGGCCAGGCCGTAGTCCTTGTCGCGGATGAAGTCGGCGAAGGCGCGCGGCGCCTGTTCGTCCATCAGCTCGGACAGGGCGTCCAGGGTGATCGGTGCGCCGATCTTCGCCTGCGCCGTGGCGTAGTCGAGCAGGGTTTCGGTCTTCTCGCGCGCCTCTGTGTCCGGCAGGTCCTCGCTCTCCACGAAGTCGCTGAAGGCCTTCAGCAGGGTGCGGGTCTCGCTGGGCGCGTCGACGCCCTCGGTGCAGCCAATGCAGTCGTTGAAGTAGGAGTTGAACTTGCGGCCGCCCTTCGGTTTCAGGAACGAGATGTACTGCTTCGACGCCTTGTTGGTGCGCCACTCCGATAGGTTGATGCGCGCCGCGAACTGCAGGTGGCCCAGGTCGAAGCTCCGGGTGGTGACCGTCTCCAGCCGCTCATTGATGCCGGTGCTCTCGGTCTGCTGCAGCAGCGCCACTACCAGGTAGTCGGTCATGCCCTGGGTGTAGTGGACGATCAGCAGGTGGCCACCGACGCTCAGGTTCGACTCCTCCATCAGGGCCTTCATGTGCTCGGCCGTCACCTTGGCGAAGGCGACGAAGTCCTGTTCGCCGTCCAGGTACTTGGTCAGCCAGCCGCTGAAGGGGTAGGCGCCGGACTCCTCGATGAACAGGCCCCAGCCCTTGCCAGGCTTGGCGTTGTAGGCCGTGCTCAGGTCGAAGTGCAGATTCTCCAGGGCTTGCGACTCGGCCAGTGCCTGAGTGGCCAGGTGCAGCAGCGCAGGGTTGCCATCGGGCTTCTTGTCGATGTGGTGGATGATCGCGTTGCGAATGGGCATGACGATTCCTCGGCGCCTGCTGGCGCATTGGATGTGATGGGAGAGGGGCGACTACGCCGCCCTGGCGTGCAGGGGGCGCAGGCGCCACGGGTCATTGGCGCGCGCGATGGCGGCCATGGTCCCCGGGCTGACGCTGTTGCCGCACATGTGGACCTGTTCCGAAAGGGTGAACCGGCGGCCGTCGTGGCCGCGGTCGATGATGTAGCTCTCGGGGAAGCCCTGGGCGCGGTACAGCTCGCGCGGCTTCAGCATGCGCAGGCGGATGTCGACGATCACGTAGGGGCTGCCGCTGATCCACACGGTGACCAGGGCCAGCCGGTCCTTGGTGGTCACGGTGCTGACCGGCTCGTCCAGCGGACGGATGTTCTCGCCCATGCCGTGGTACTTCATCAGGAACGCCGCCACCCACACGGCACCGTCGAGCTGCTCCGGCGTCAGGCTGCCGGCGATCATTTCCGGCGTGACCAGCATGTGGTGGCCGCCGGTTGTCACGGTGGGCGTCGGCTGGTCCGCCGGCGTGCTGCTGTGGCCGGTGGTGTTCGTCACCAGCAGGGCGCTGAGCAGGCCATGGTGCTGGCCACCGGGGCTGATCGTGTGCAAGGGCTCATCAGCGTCCCTGGCATCGCAGTTGCCGCGCAGGTGCAGCAGGTGAGCAGCGACGAGGCCGTGGTGGTCTGCACCGGTTTGCGTGCCCAGCGGGCCATCCACCGGTGCGCCGTTCGAACCTTTCCGCAGCGTCACCAAGTTGGCCGTGACCAGCTGCTGCTGGCTGCCCTTGTTGGTGATTGTGCTGACCGGAGCGTCGGCCGGGCGGCTGTGGGTAGTGTTGTAGCCGCCGTTCGCCTGGGCCAGGAAGGCGGTGGCCACGCTGCAGTCGGCCTTCGCGGTTATGGTGTACATCGGTTCGGCGACCGAGCGCGGTTCGGTCTGGCCGGCACGGCCGCCGACGCCGATCAGCACACCGGAAGCGAGAGCGCGGTGATTCTCGCCCACAACGGTGCCCAGCGGCTGGTCCACCGCGGCGGGCTTGCCGCCGTAGCTGGGGCCTCCAGCGCCGACCAGAACCGCCGTGGCCAGGGCATGCTTGCCGCCGCCGGCGACCACCGTGCCCAGCGGCTTGTCCAGCCCCGGCACGCGCGGCTGCTGGCCGTCTCGCTCGCCGTAGCCAACCTGGATCAGCGTCGGCGAGGCCAGGGCCAGTTCGCCCCGGTGCGCGGCCGTGATGGTGCGGAAGGGCTCGGCCAGGCTGTGCAGGCGATCGGAGCCTTGGTGCGTCAGCGGGACGATGAAGGGCTGTGCGCGCTGCAGCACTTCCTTCTCGATGCCCTTGGCGATCCGGCGCATCGTGGCTTCCGCCAGCGGGCGCTTCCGGTGGCGGATGGACTGGCCCAGGTCGCTCCAGTCGATGCACTCGGCGGCTGTGCGGTGCGGCTTCTGGCCCTTGGCCGGCTTTGCGGCGTGCGTCTTCGCCGGCGCGACCGGGGACACGTCGCCAGCGGTCGCCACCATGTAGAGGCGCTGGCGGCTGGTGGGATCGCCGAAGTCACAGTTGCGCTCGATCCAGTATTCGACGTGGTAGCCGAAGCCGCGCAGCGTCTGGACGAACTGGCGCCAGGTGCGGCCCTTGCGCTTCGGGTCCGGGACCAGGAACTGCTCGTGGCGAGGCACGTGCTCGCCTGCGGCAGCCACAGTGCTGTCGACCTTGATGACGCGGCCGGTGGCCTTGTCGCGCTTCGCTACCAGCGGTCCCCATTGAAGGATCTGCTTCACGTTCTCCAGGCTGATCACCCAGGGCCCTTGGCCAGCCTTCTGGAGCTTCCCGGCCCACTTCGCAACCACCCACGACAGGTCGCGGATTTCCTTCTTGCGCGGCTGGCCGCCTGCGGCCTGGCTGTGGTGCCTGCAGTCCGGTGATGCGTGCAGCCAACCCACCGGGCGGCCCTGCGTGCTTTCGATCGGGTCGACTCCCCAGATGTCGGTCGGCTTGTGGATTGCATGCGGGTGGTTGGCCTCGTGCATGCTGATGGCCGCGGGGTTGTGGTTGATGGCCAGGGCAACCTGGCGGCCCAGGCCCATCTCCAGGCCGGTACTGGCGCCGCCGCCGCCGGCGAACAGATCCACGATGATGGCGTCGTCGGCCTCGTCCAGCGCCAGGCCGTATTGGGTTTTGAAATCGATCGGGGCAGGCTTCTTCAGCGAAGTCATGCGGCGGGCTCCTTGTGGTCCAGAAGGACATCCATCTGCGCGGCGCCCTCCAGCCAGGCAGCAGCCAGGCGGGTGCGAGCGATCGCGGCATATTCGGGATTGAGTTCGAGGAGCACCGAGCGGCGCCCCTCCTGCATGGCGACAAGGCCGGTGGTGCCGGCGCCGCCGAATGGGTCGAGGATCAGGCCGTCGCGCGGCGCGCCGGCGAGGACGCACGGGCGGATCAGGTCGGGCGGGAATGTTGCGAAGTGCGCACCGCGGAAACCGCCGGTTGGCACCGACCAGACGCTGCGCTTGTTCCGCGTGGCGCTGTAGTCGATGTCGGGGCGGTCAGGCCGGTGCTGCGCCTTCTGGCCGTGGGTTCCGGCGGTACTCTTGGTCTCCCGGGCGAAGCTGTAGCGCCTGCTCCGGCTGCCGCCCACGGCCTTCATGGCTCCGTTGGCTTTCCCCGGCACCCTGGCCGAGCCTTGCTGGTCTTCCCAGCCGGGCTGGGCCAGACGTGCAACAGATGCTGGCGCCAGGGGCTCTGCAATCGCTTCGCGGTCGAAGTAGTAGCGC